GTTTGTCGTGTCGTAATGTTGCCTCTACAACTTAACCCGAATTTAGAACATGATGAATTAATTGATCATGTCAAAAGTCATAAGTTTGTTGCAAACCACCAGAATGCTTTTCACATCCACCCTGAGGATGCTATTCATTCAGAACAATTAGCGGAACTTTTAGGGAAACCAGTAATTGCTGATGACCCCAATTATTATAAAAGAGGGGGAAGTTCTCATGCTTTACTTAAATTATGTTCTGCCATTGTTGAACGTAAACTCGAAGATTTTGTTCGCCAAAAAATCTTTTTACAACCAAATGAAACTATTGTGTTACTTTCTCCAAGTTTATCACAGTTCCATCGATACGTGCGTTTGTATCCAGGCCATGTTAAAGTTATTATGAAGTGTAATACGTATGATGTTCAGAGATACGTCATGTCAAACTTCGTACATGCACCTTTTGAAAATGCTGTTTTACGGAATCAATTTGATCTTGTCAATTTCTTCCCTGATTGGGAAACATTATTGAGTCAAAATTTCACTATTAAGGCTATCATTAGTGTTCATGTTGATTATTTCGTTAATGACGTGGAAATTGAAAATGTATTGCGTAGAACACTCGCACCGGACACTCTTTGGCTTTCTGTCGTTAATTTACCTCTTGAAATTTTTTCGGAATCATGTGAAGAAATTAATTTTAAGAATTTTAAGTGTGGTTATTCAATTACCATTGACCATGATTCTGTGCTTTTTTGTGGCAGTGGTCAACAGAATAACATTTGTGAAAAATTATACACACACAATCAGGAACATGTTTTCAACTGGAAACAAAAATTTTTCCAGAAATCTTATGACAGTTCGAATTTGTTCCGTACGAACCAATTCCACGTTGGTGTTGCTGCATTTCAGGTCACAAATTTGAGAACAACGCAACCCCTTGACGATAATCCTAGGGCCGCCGCTGTAACAGGGAATTACATTTTGGTTAAAAATTATCGAGAAAGATTTATTATACCTGAACGTTTTTATAATTATTTGATTGCACTTGTTGGTAATGAAACATTTAGTGCAGAGAAATATATTGGTGTTATGCGTTCAGTTGCAATTAAAATTAATATTAGTGGTTTTACGGACAAAAATCGCACAGGTTTGGATTATGATGTTGCCAATCGTGAAAGTGTCCTCAAGAAAGTGATCGATGCGATTTTAATTCAACATGACCAGCTGTTAAACAATAATTTAATTGATAAATGTAGGCGTTTTCTAACCTCAAAGAATTATCAATCAGTTTGTTCTGCTAGTTTATCTAGGTTCCTTTATGATGATTTGCAAAAGAATTCAGTGCTTTTATTACAACACTGTTCCACAACTTTCATACAAATTTCGGACTTGAAAGTTAAGATTGAATATATTTTGCATAAGATATCTTCACTTGGGAAACTTGCTATTTTAGCTTTTAAAAAATTTCTTAATTTTTTAGTTGAACATGAACTAATTCCTAGTGTAATTATGAATGAATTGTTAATTAAATTTATTGAACTCTTGGACAACGCATTTCCAGAAAAGGATAAAGAACTTAAAGTTTCAAAACGCGAAATGGGTATTGCTGAAGAAGTAAATGAAAAAAAAAGAAAGGAAAGCAATGAAGAAAGCATTGAAAAAACTGTGCATAAACTTGTTAATGAAAAAGAAAAAGAAGCTTTGGAAGAAAAAGAAACCATTTTAAATGGAGAAGTTGCACAACAAAGTCAGGAAAAGTTAAGATTGCATGAAATGTTGAGGCAAGAACAAGCAGGCAGTAGTATTACATCTGATTTATTAAAGAAATTGTGGGAACTTATACAGGAAAAGTTTATTCGTTCCTTCATACGTAAACATGTTCTACCCTTGTTTATAAATGTTTTTGAACGGTGCAATTTGATTGATAGTTTTGATTACATCGAAGAACACATCATACTATTTTATGAAAAAGAAAGCCAACGTGAACAAATTAAAATTGAATTAAGTAACATGCATTATAACAAAGAAGTGCAAGTTAAAACAAATAACCTTAAAAAATCAGTCCAAACTTTGTTTAAAGCCTTTCCTAAAAACGTTGAAGGAAAAAAAGAACTTAAGATTGCACCCACAAATTCAATCACGAAGTTTGATGAAGTTTTGGAATGTGATTTTACAGAAACATTCTTTCATGATGTTAGTAATTCCTTGGAAATCAATGCCACTTTACGCACTTTGAGTGAAGTACGCACCGCAATTTTTATGTTTTATCGCAATTTGTTATTTTGTTTTAATATTCATCTTGTGAGTAAATTAACACCAGGTGTTGTTATTATTGTGCGCGAAGGGAACGATTGTAAAGCTCAAGTAACTCTATTTGTTTTAGCGAACAATGCAGGTTCCCATAAAAAATTTCATGCAATTGACGAAGAAAATGGCAAAGAAAAAGAGGTTTTCGTCACTAAAGTTCTTAAAAATATAACTCCTGCTCCAATTGAAGAAATGACAAGTAAACGGGACGTGAAAAAAGAACAAGAAGAAGAAAAAATCACACCAAAAATCGAAATTGAAGAAACAGTTGAAGAAGTCCAAAATAATGAAAATGTTGAAAATCAATTAGAATACTTTGAAGGTGTGTTAAATATAACTCAAAATAAGAATGATCCTGGAGCTTCTGAACGGGCACGGAACACAGATGCAGCGATGCGCCATCAAGCTATGCACAAGAATGAATTAATTGCACTTGAAAAGAAACAAAAACCCTACGGAATTTATGGAAAAATTAAAACGAAATGTGCTCTCACACGTAGTTTATTTGCGCCAGTTATACCCCAACAAAATGCTTGTAAACACCAAAGAGAACTGCACTTCCACCATAACGGGAGACTTAAAAATGTTGCAGCATTTTTACTTGGTTATGAATTTTATGATGACAAATTAGCTGATGTTTTAATCCTTGGTGGTGGTGATAACATATTATTATTACAAGTTGCATTAGAAAAATTTAGTGGTAAAGTATTTTGGTGTGATATTAATAATGATTTAATTGAAAGTCTCAAAAAACAAGCAAAAGAATTAGAAGTTAATTTAACGCGTGTGCACCTATTAGTTCAAGATGCTCTCAAATTAGAATTGTCTGAAACGAAAAACTTATTTGTTTATAATGATGTTTTTGACTCAGATAATCTAAAATTAACAAATGCTATTTTTGAAAAATTTAAAATGAGTTCTTTGGTCCAAAAAACTTTTGGTGAAAGTCTGAAGGCTGAATATGATAGAGAAGTCTTTGAACTATTAACACCTTACAAAAGAAACGTGCTCGATAGTGAAGTTTATGCAGTTTTTGGTGCAAGCAACAATAAGAAGAATGTACTCGAACGGAGGCTGGGTGATATTAGTAATTTCTATAATTCTTTTGTACCAACTTCAAATTTCTGCTGTTTTGATAAGTTTGTTCTTTCTCTTCTGGGCATTGATATTGATGGCTGCACAAATCGCACACGTGAACCAACGAAGCCTTTTGGTTTTGCAGAATCAAATAGTTTCCTACAGACAGTCGCTGCAATCGCGTTTGAAAACAATTGCACCTTCCGCCGAGGAAATCTTGAGAAACAGTATGAAGCAGCAATTACAGCAGTACCAGGTGCAGGAAAAACTACAAGAATGCTTACCAACTTCATCAAAACCGTTAAGTCTAGCATTGTGTATGGAGCACCAGTTTCAAGGTTATTGGCTGATATGGACAAAATACGTGCAGAAATTAAACATGATGATCTCACAATCCTTTCTACACAATCGTTACTTGGGGATGATCATGAATTTGTTAAGAAGACTCTTAAAAGTATTGCTGATAAACAACCTAAAAAATTTGTTCTTATCATTGATGAATTTCAATCCGTTGGTCAAGTTGATATTGAAACGATACGGAAAAAATTTAGTGATTCAATTCAATTCGTTTTGTTTCTTGGTGATGCAAACCAAATACCAGGAATTTTTGTTGAGAATAAAGTATGTAATCCAGCTAATAATGAGGTCGTTCTTCATAATGTCTTCCACTCTTATTTCACTTACAGACTTGATTCTGCAAAATGCATCTTTATCACAAATGAAATGCAATCTAGATTTGGAATTGATGTGGGATTATTGTCTAGGAAATTTGTGCCAAAATCCAATATCAAAGTTAACGCTACAAAGGATGAATCTGTATTTACCGTTATGGAAAGAAACTCCAAGAATGATACAAGTCAGGCAACATACATCACATATACTAATTTCGCCACAGTTAATAATGGAGGAAAAACAGTTGAAAAATATTTGGGTAAGGGTGATGCGCATTGGTTACTTTCAGCACACCGTTCATTGGGTAAGAGTATTGAAGACGTGCGTATTTTTTGGGATGCTAATCATTTTAAACGTGAACATGCAAAACATTATTACACAGCAATCACACGAGCTACACGCATCATGGATTTAAACATTGTCAATGTTGAAACGAAGAAACTTAAAAATTCTATCCTTGATCCTAAAAATTACAGTCGGTTCGAAGCACCTATTTTTGAAGAATTGATTTTGCATCCACTCGATGGTCGTCATTTAATTATGTCACTTGAATATAACAAAACCAAACGTGCGTTTCTTTTGCATTGTGTCTCACACGGGATTTTCATGTCACTTCCGCGTTTTATAGCAACACCTTTACATATTGTTTGGAATGAATTCATTCGGAAATGTTATGATACAGAATCGATAAATCGCAATGAAATTGTCTTTGGGGATTTTATTATGATTATTGTCAGCACAATTGCTCTCGTTTATGAACCACTCGCTATATTAAATATTTTACGTTTGCTAACCATACACTACTTTTCCATTTCACATCAATTTGCAATTTTTATTAACAACTCGTGTGATCTGTTATATGCATGCAATCACCCGTTTGAAACTTTTTTCAAAATTGTTGGAAAATTATTGATTTTTGATTTCATGCGCGATGATTTATGTAATTTGCCGGAAGCACGTTCCATGATTTTTGAAAGGAGGAAAAACAGAGTTATTAATCTTGTTCTACCGCGAGATGAAAGAATCAATTTCACTTTCAGCACCATAGATTTGGAATACTTGCTAAAACACGAAACGAAAATGTCAGGAAAAATCGCATACATAAAAGAAATGCTGTTCCCAATTGAAGGCACTATTTTCACCGATGAAACTTTATTTGTTCGATTGAATACCTCTTTTATTGTCAATGATTTGCGTAGTTTTGAACATGTAAATGGTTTTGAAGAATTTGATTATGTGTATCAAAAAAATCAACATATTCAAACTCCTGAAGGCAATGTGAATATCCCTGATAAACTAGAATTGTTTTTCCCAAATATGGAAAATTTAAGCGTTATTGGTTATTGTAAATCAATTAAAGAAAAAATTTTTGAACCTTTAAAACCTCTATTCCATTTCGATCAATACACTTTGTTTAATATTAATGAAATTCTAATTATGGAAAAAATTCATCAACCTATGTATGTTGATATGCAAACGAAACAATTAAACGTTGGTTTTGATGCTAAATTAATACTACAAATGTTTAAAAACTTACGAACTGATTTCGTTTCCTTTGATTACTCCAATTTGAATGTTTCTACACAAACTGCTCTCGATTACGTCTCCTTTTCCCCTTACACTTATGGTGTTCTACACCAAAGTAACTCAGCATATTACAACACTTTAACTTTATGTTTACGGTTTGGTTTTCCAAAATTTACTAATTTAGATGATTATCAAAAAACTTTAAGAAGGCGGTATGGCGGTTCACATGCTATACAAGAATTCATGAAAAATGTTGTTGATGGTTGCTTTGGAGAAATCTTTCAAGAACCGGAAATTCTACCACACGTTGATGATCTAATAATGAAAGGACATGCAACATTTCTTGTGCACCAAAAAAATAAGGAAGGTGGTCTGTACAGGATTCGTGAAAGAGATATTGAAGATTATATGGGTGACATTAGTTTTCTCACAAAAACTGATTACATAATGAAAAACCAACATAAATTAGAAGAACCTTTCAGTCAACCAGCTTGGAGTAAATTGAAGGCAGGTCAACCCGTGAACTCTATGAACAAGTTAATGCCATTAGTCATTGGAGATTTCGTTCGTGTTTTTGCGGACTTTCTTAAAAATGCAACTAGAAAAGAATATTTATTTTGTTGTGTTGATGGTGTAAATGATGAAACTTTGAGCGAATTTTCGCGTGAGATATTGTATAAAGATGCAGAAGGTTGTTTTGGTGAATGTGACGTGACTTCCATGGATACCACTTACGATGAAGTTTTATATCTAATGATTTTTCGGTTGTTCTCGCTTTTTTGTATTAGAATTGGAATCATTGTCAATTTTGATGTGTGGGATCTAGTTTCGCAAATTGTCACTGAATGGAAGACACAGCATCGAACTCTCATGTGTAAAGGCAGAACTTATATGATGATGAGCAGCGGAATTGCTTGGACCTTGGTTTTTAACACTGTTTCAAGTTGCTTGTTTGCTTTTATTGCTTATGGTAGGAAAAATATTAAATGTGGTTTGTTTAAAGGTGATGATTCTCTTGTAAAATTACGGAAACCAGAATACTCTGTTGAACAAATTTTTTTCGACCGACATATGATTAAACTCAAACCAAACATAACTCTCGTCGCACCTTCTTTTTGCCACATGATTTTCACTCCTGCCGGTTGCTTTCCGATTGTTTCAAGGATGGCTGCTAAGTTTCTCACTAAAGTTTGGAAAAGACACTTGCATTATAAAAGTGAAGTTAAAGAATTCTTGTTAGGTTGGAAAGAACAAATGAGAATCAGTGTAAGTCAGTATAAATTTTCCGATTTCGTTGAAGCAAATGTCCTTTTTCATAAACGTTTAAACTCTGATATTGAAGTCGACGCCGTTGTACATTTGTGTTTTTCACTTTCTGCAGTCTATAATGTTTCAAACAACACTTTGTGCAAACAGCTTTGCAGTTATCAAATCTTATTCTTCTGACTAGTACAAGGCTTAAATTTTGAAAACAAAGTTGTCGTTAGTATTTCAAAGTTTAAGTCGCATAATTCAATTTCAATTTACTCTCAAATGTCTAGTTCAAGGAAATTTTACAAAGAAAAAGAAAAATTTGATGAAAACGGTAATGAACAATTGCGGAAAAATGAACCCATAGAAAGAATGCGTGAACGTTTATTTTGTGTACCCCAATTATTTTCAGTCTTTGGCTATGAAATAGAAAACAAACGTTATGATTTCCAATCCTTCTTAGATCTTTCACATGAATTCAATGTTGGTTTAGTTTTATTTGATACTGTTTCAAATTACGTCATACATTCTGATTCAAATAAATGGTTTATGATTAAGATAAATGATGCACACAATCATGCCCTTTCTATGTCTTTAAGTTACATGCAGGAAGGTGATCAAAATATGGTTGTTGAAAATTTGAATGTTGGAGGGAAAAATAGAAAACAGGCACCACCGAAAGGAAAAATTGTTCAAAATGAAGTTAAGAAAAAGATATTTTACAAAAAAAAGAATCCAAATAAGAAACCAGTAGTTGAAAAAATCCAAATCAAAGAAACAAAAGAAACACCCCAAGTTGAAAAAAGGAAAAAACAAAAAACTGAACAAGGAAAAATCGTGAATTTGAAAACAAAGAACATTCGACAAGTAACACCAAAAGAAAAGATGCGCGTTCGTTGTCTCGCTCAAACTTTGCAACCTTATAAATTTGAAAATCCAATGCGTTTGCCAGATGGTACTGATGGTTTAACTGGAGTTATTCGAGCGTTTCAAAATGTCCTAATTAAACCAGTAGTTTGTGGTGACACACAGATTGTTAATATTATTCATTCAGCACTTCCTTGGTGTCAAACTTTAATCTCGCAAACACCTTCAAGTTCTGTTGCAAAAACTTTTCAGCTTGCAAATTATAGTTTAAGTGAACAAGGTTTGAGAGATCCATTTGCTTATGGTGAAGGTAAGAGTTTCATTCCTCCCGTTCTTGCACAAGGCACAAGTACACAAAAATTCTTTATTCCAATGCATGGAGCTGCTTGCATTGCTGCTGATGGAAAATGTTATTTTAGACAACCAGGACCATCTCTAGGTGCAACAGGTAGTATTCTCGACATTTCAAACCCCGGAGATTCTTCTTTTGCAAAGACACATTATGCTATACCCTTTATTAAAACTTCAGGTTTCCCTCTTGCTAGTGATTCTGTGCAAGTTAATATGGACTTTGATTGGACAGGTTCTTCTACAACGTTTGTAATTTATATCAATGTCGGTTATGGAATTGTTAGTGCAAGCACCATTGCTTATACAACCGGTGCAGTTTCTGAAGGAGCTTATTCACTCGCATTCAACCTCAATGCAAATTCTATAGGAAACAATATTGATCGTATGTATGGACTCATTTTTCAAGCCACAACAGCAACTGGAACACCTGCTGCAATCAATTTTAAAAAAATTTCAGTTAAGCTCAACACCGCATCTGTTGCAAATACTTGGAGCAGTACCACTTCTTTCTTACCATATTCTGATTATGTTGGCAGCATTGCTCCACCTTATGCTAGTTTCAAAGATGCAATTGAATCTTCAAGGACAATAGCTTCTTCCATTCTTTTATCTGATTTTTCTGTTGTTACTCAAAGTGGTGGAAATATCAGCGCACATATTAATTCCACAACATATTTCCCTTCAGAATCTGCTTTAGGTGAACCCGAAGGTATTGCTTCTTCCGACAATGCTTATGTTTCACGTTCATTTAATGGATGTTACATTGCACCTCTAAAAGTTACAACCACTGAAGATCGAGTTTTCTTACAAGATTCAACACCTTGGAATGCAGTCCAACCTTATGCAAATATTATCATCACAGCACCTGCAGCACAACAATTATCATTTCGAATGCAAGTTGCTGACATTTTTGAAGTCAAATGTCCATCAAATCAACAAGTAATTCCCTTAGGCATGGAACCCCTTGATCAAGGAACATTAGATTTATTAATACAACAAATTCAAACAGGACTTATTACAGAAAATCCAACACATTTACAAGTAATTTGGAACATGATGAAACGTTACGGCAATTTGGCAAAAGCATATTTACCAGCTATACAAATGGCAGCTAATATCTCAGGCAATTCAGCAGCAATTCGGGCTTCACAACTTGCTAGTGCTTTTATGAATTAATTTTCATCAAATAAATATTAATCACAAGAAGAATAACATGGTTTCCTCACAAATTAAACTTAAAATTAATAATCAATTTTTAAAAAAAAAAATCATTTGAGAATATTTGAACATCTTTTGAAGGTGTGAAGATTGTTTAATTATAACTTATAGTGATTTTACAAAAACTAAAAATAAAACCAATAATCTCATTTTTTTTAAATCCCACAGGGTTTTTTT